CATACATCTGATAGAGATCCAACTCGTTTTGAAGGTGGTCATCTGTCCAGTATGCAATGCTATTAATGGAGTAATCATTCGCGGCTGTCTCAGTCATTCCGCGTAGTTTCAATATCAAATCTGCCATTGTTGTTCTTGCCATAATTTACCGCCTATATAAAATCATCGTGCCCGTTGTGATCGCTCATCATATAATCAAGCGTCAAGTTAGGAATGTGTCCGCGACACATAACACGACATAACCTATCAACCGCTTTTACATCGTGCCTATTCCAAACGTCCTGAAAGTGTTCTTTAGTCAGGTCGCCAATTTCATCATCGTCAAAACCGCGCCTGTTGACACACGTCCACATTTTACCATTAGGAGTAATAACCGTTTGCATCTTTGACCAGTAGCAGTTCTTGTATCCGTGTCCGTCCCAGTTGCGGTACATATCAAATCTGCTAATATCAACCTGTACTTTGTGCCGATCTTTCACGCCGTCAAGCCACATAATCGCCGCTTTTATCCATGTGTTGTCTTCAGGTGCTTTTGATGGTTGTGCTGGATTGAACGAAATCTCTGGTCTGAACTGGATGTAATCTACTTCAAGATCAAGCCCTAAATCAAGCATATCTCGCGCATACGGCAAACTCGTTGCAGATAGTAAGAAGCCAATACCGATGGTCGCTTTCCCTTTTGCACGTTTCAGGTTGACAATCCCGTCAATTGCCTTGTCGAATGCGTCCGCTCGTTTGTACTGTTTGTATGTTTCCTTGTCTGCTCTATCCAAACTGATGTAAATCCAATCGAATACATTACGCATCAACTCAGCGCGCTCAGGACTGATGTTAGTTCCGTTGGTGTAGATTCCCTGCTTCAATCCGATTGTATGAGCGGCTTCAATAATCTCATCAAATTTTGGATGTAGTGTAGGTTCACCGCCGCCCGTCCATGTCACGGATAAAACACCGCTCTCTTTCAGTTGTTGTAATATCTCGATCGCTAATTCAACATCCATCAAATCGCCTACCAGAGACTCATTAGCTTTGTCAGCATACCATCCGCGCGTGTGAGTGTGTGCAAAGTGACAACCTAAACAGCCAAGATTACAGCGGTTTGACAGGTCAATCTCAACGTTTACAGGTGCTGGATGTCCGCCTTGCTGGATCTCCGCTATTCTGTCAATGTGTTTGAGTAGCTTCTTCGGTGGGTCGATGTAATTTATCATTCTGGTTGTCCTCTGCTAATCCGTTGTGCTTTTACCGCAACAACATCAAGCCAATAAAATTGATAACCTTGCTCCCATAGACTGCTGATAAAGTCATAATCGCCTTCGTAGCGTTTGCCCCATTTATCAGCGTTCGCCTTCCAGATGTCAGAACGCACAACAAAACATGAAAGGTCAATATGCCCTAATTGTGGTTTAGCATCCCAGATGGATGGTAATATTCCAACGATCTCATTTTTGAATACAATCACATCCGGATTATACTCATCAACAACCTCTTTCAATCGTTTTACAAAATCAACATCTGTTATCAGGTTGTCATCAGATAGCACAAAAACATAATCACCATGTACTTCGTCAATGTGATTTTGAATGTCAGCGTACATTCCATCGATACCAATACCAATTTCATCTTTTATCAATACTACTTCCAGATCTTGGTCTGTTTGTGCTTCAATGGACGCTAAACAATCAGCAAGTGCTTTTGGTCGTTTGTAAGTGGGAACATAAATACTCAAGAACGTCATAATTCTTTTATCCATTCTTCAGCCTGTTTTGACCATTCAGCCATGACACCTAAAAGATTAGGGTACATTGTTGCGTGTTGTATTCGTGGGTGCTCTGGTTGTGGTATATCCCATTTGTGAACATTCCAGCCATTGTCAAGCTGGAAAGTGTGATTATATAATTCTGTCGGTTCTTTAAGATAAACAGGTCTTACAATATCAACATAGCCCATCTGTTCTATTATTGCGCTTTGTTCACGCCATCTATCATCAAGATATTTTGTCATATTCCAGGCAATATCCAGATAGGGTAATATCGCTTTTCTGACAAGCCACATACCACAGTTAGGCACTTCACCATCACCTGTGTGATGAAATACCATTGCCTGCCATGCATCTTTGTCAACGTTCAAATCTTCACGACCATCAACAATTACAAGGTCTGAGTCAAGCCATAACACTTCATCATAATCGACAAGTAATTCTTGCATCATTGGTATTTTGTACCAAACAGGATGGCGTCTTATTCCAATCTCAGAAGCTACAAACACATCATAGCCGTGCAATTTTGCAAATGCCTTGAATGTTGGCAATGAATAAGTAAGTTGCGGTTTACAAGATCCATTTGCATAGGTGGCAATCGCGCGTTTCACAGTTGCACCTTTTCAATCTTTACGGTCTTGTTCAATCTTTGCTCAATGTCTGCTAATACAGGTTTCCAGTATTTTTCAGTCACCTTGTCAACGTCATAGTAAAGCGCGCCTTCCCTTGCTCGTTGTCGGTAATCCTGGTTGCCTTTCATCTCGTATGCTTGCAGTAGCCTGTCAACAATCGCTTCAATCTTCGGTTGATACATCCACGCATCTTGATAGGTTTGCCATTCCGGAATCGCTTCATCTTTGTGTACCTTCCAGCCGCTAAAGCACAATTCGCCCATTGCCGTCCAGTCACCAACGATAACAGGACAACCGCACGCTTGCGCTTCTACAATCGGAATGCCAAATCCTTCACCACGTGATACCAGCATCATTACATCAAGCGCGTTGTAAACAGCCACCATGTAATCATCCGGAGCGCCTAACAGGTTGATATATTGGTCAACAATCAGGACGTCAACATCGTTGTAAGGTTCTGCATTATATTGTTGGATGTAGCCAACTTTCAAGCCTAACACCTGACAGAATTTTGCGATGTCAACTGTTTCACCTCCGCGCGCCCCGTCGTCTGTGTGGATGTAGAACATCACATCTTTGTGCTGTTGTTTCAGCGCGGCAAAAGCCATTATCAATTCATACCATGACTTACGAGGCGGTAAACCTTTATTAGCTGCCACTGTACCAACAATAAATTTATCCTTAGGAAATGACAGATATTCGCGTGCTTGCGTCTGGTCAACGTTCCTGAATAACTTCGTATCAACACCATGTGGCACATAGTAAGCATCAAGCCCCATTTGTTCAGCTATTGACTTTCCAAATTTGCTCATCGTTATAGACTTTTCTGCCTTCATTGCCTGTTGTAATACCTGCGGTGGCATTGGCTCGCTATCAATCGGGAACCATGGAAACCACTTTATCGATGATGGTATGTTCTCAGGTTGCATCGGCCAAATATCGAATAGGCTGATAATAGCGTCTGCTTTGGCATCCTTCGCGTGCGCTCCAATGACGTCTTGACCATAAGGATGACGCCCGTTCGGGTAAACTTTTATCCCGTCGTATGGAGATCCCACAATACCGCCTTGCAATCCGTAAAACGCTGTTATCGTCATCTCATACCCTAGCTTCGCAATTCGTGGTACAAACAATTTCGTTTGATTGCCGTATCCTGTTGAAGCCCAAGGTGCGTTACTAAACCAATTTAATTTCATTTCATCTCTCTCCAAGAGTCTCCGATAAGAGATTGGCAACAGTCGGAGTGCCTGCTTTCGGGTCTAGAACCCTAGCCAATCTCATAATTACTTCTAAGCCGAAGTACCGATCAACTGTGCGCCTAAGGTAGGTCGCCATACGCCGTAAGCGTATTCCATGGTTGCATTGAGCTCCCATCCACCGCCGCCGCGTGATGCATCGCGCTGGTACTCAATGCCAAATGGTTGCCGTCTGTCAAGGTAAATCGCTTGACGTCCGAAGATGCCACCCACTGCGGCTGTACCGCTGGTTATGTTTGCGTCCACGAAGAAGTTAATACCAGCAAACGAACCCTGATAGAACTGCCCGATTAGACTGTTTGCAATGCTTTCAACTTGCATTAATGTTGGCACACCTGAACTAGCACTAGCCAGGTAATGCCATTGAACAGGATGTAACACGCAGAAATAAGGAGCTGGTGCTTTGTTGGTTCTCAAGTAAGCAGCCCCACGCATGACATTAGTCCAGGTCAATGTTCCGCCTGCTGTTCCTGCAGTTCCACCCGTAAAGCTGGAGAAACCACTAACAAGGTTTTTGTCAACGTGTTCCGCTGCCAATCCACCTAAAAATTGTCCAGCGTCTGCTTGTGCATTCATAACATCTGTACGAATACGCCGATCGGTTAAGAACATCATCTGCCCGTAAGTGACAGGTGTTGCGGTTCCGCCGGTTGCAGCGGTGAACGCTTGCGCGCTCATGTCATCAGTTTCTGCTACGGTAGCAAATGTGCCGCCTGAATAGTTCGACCACTCGCGCGGTTGACTATCGTTTTTGTCCGCCCATGTAGTGACAAGCGGAGCCATAATGTTGCCCTCTCGTAATGTCTGTAATGCAATTGCATATACATTACCAATAAGGGTTGAAATTCCAGAATAGGTTGACTCGTTAGCCATAATACCCTCTATTTTTTATTTTTCTTCGGATGCCGCTCTTACTCCGCCACCGCCCCAAACGTCTTCGTTTCCGTAGAGATCCTGAATCAATTGCTGTGATGTCTTTTGTGGTTGTCTGTCCTGACCACCGGGATTAGTAGGATGTAAACCGGGCGACTTCTGCTTTTGTTCAGGCTTTGGTAGGTTTTCGAGTAGTGCTTTTGCGTCCGCTTCCAACTCCTCCGCCGTGCTGCCTTGTAGTCTCGTTGCGAATGCGCTGGGAAGTCCGACCTTAGCGGCAATATCGGCCTGCAGTTGTTTATGTGTTAGATCGTTGAGTTGTTGTTGTAGTGTTTTGGCTTCTGCTTCTTTGGCTTCTGCGATTTTCTGCCATTCTTGCTTTTCCTTCAACTCTTTTTCTTCTGCTTCACGTTTTGCCTTCTCTGTGACTTCAACACGTTTCTTCTCTTCCCGTGCAAGTCTGTCTTTGAGAATGGCATCCAACTGCGATTGAGTAAACTTTGGCACTTCCCCACTTTGTTCAGGCTGGGTATTTTCCTGTTTTGCCTCTTGCTTACCTGCTTCATCTGTACCGCTATCTTGTGGTAAAAGTTCGTCTGTCATTTTGTTGCTCCTTATTTTTGCCGTCTAAGTTGACGT